GGTGATGTACAAAGACCCGATTACGGGCAAGATGCAATCTGGTGGCGCACACGGTGCAAGCCACGCTAACGCCATGAGTAAATTTTACGAGCAAAACCCAGAAGCTCTTGATATTGCGAAGCAGCATCAACAAGACCAACAGTATAACCCAGGCGGGGTTGGCGGTCTTCACCAAGGCCCACTAGGACCACCACAAGAAATAATGCCTGGTGGTATGCAAAGTCAACCTATGCCGCAACCGATCCGAGACAGAAGAGCAAGAATGGATATACATCTAGCCCCACCAACAAGACCTAGCATGGGAAACCCTTCTGGCTCTTTAGGCGGTCAAATAATCGCTGGCCCACTTCAACGTGGAGACTTTGGAATGGGGATCAAAGCGCCGCCATCTTCAAGACCCAACCCATATTCTGCTCCTCCTCAAATAGGTGGTGGATTTGGTGGACAGATGGGCGGTCAAGGCATGGGCCAAGGCATGGGTCAATTCATGCAGTTCATGCAAACCATGATGCAGATGTTCCAACAGTTTCAAGGTGGTGGTGGGCGAGGCATGGGTGGTGGCTTCGGAGGGCCATCTCCATTTATGCCACAACAGCAGCAATATGGGCAATACCAGCCGCAGCAACAAATAAGTACCAGAGGCCCAGCATCCATGATGCAGACGCAAAGAATGTCAAATCAATTTAATCCTAACAACGCCTTTGGTGGATATTAACAATGAATATTAGAATACCTGGATTAGAAGGCATTGATATTGATGAGGTTCTTGGAAGAGTGCCAAAGAGAAAGGCTGTAGATCGCAAGATTAAATTGTCGCCTAAACAAAAAAAGAAAATAACGGCGAAGCCAAGAAAGATTTCTGCGCCTATGGGTGAGATTAATATACCAGGAATGGGAGGGATTACTCCTAGACCTAGACCAACACCAAAGCCTCCGGTTAATAAGGTAAGACCAAAACCTAAGCCTCCGCTCAATAAGGCAAGACCTATTGATTCGCCTGTAATAAGCGGGGGATCCCCTGGTGGAATTGGAATAGGTGGCACTCAATTAGGCGAAAGAATAACTGGCCCTGGTTCATTTAATAAAATGTTTGGTAAGGGGGAAAGTTCTAAGCCTGATGCGCCAGTGGAAATCCCTGAAATAATTAATATTCCTGGTGTCGGGCCGATTCAATTGCCAAATGTACAATCTGGTGGAGTGGAAAATCCACCAAATATATTTGATGATTCAGAAAAAACTGACCCGTATAAAAAACGCAAATTTGGCAATCTGTATGTGCCAACCGATGAATCTGTTGGAAGAATGACAACAAGCGATGGAAGGGTATTTTCAGGAACTACAGTTTATGACAGATATGATCCTGAAACCGATACTTATTATGGGTCGCAGGGTGGTGCTATGGGGATGATACCTTTTTCTGTGAAAGGCTCAGACATGCCTAAGTCATTTAAGGATTTATTTCAAGAAAGTCAAAAGAACGTAGAGACTCAACCTGAAACAACACCAACAGAACCAACCCCTACTGGGTCTTATGAGTCAAGTTATATTGATTGGTTAGAAAGCAAACCAGAACCCCCAACAGTAAGACCTGCTAGGAGAATAGGCGGTGGTCCAGCTTATAGACAAGCACAACAACAATATAAAGAAGATTTAGCAAATTGGGAAGGAAGCAAGCCATCAAGGGATACTTTTACAGCACCCGCTCCTAGTCCTGTAGATACTCAGCCTGTAGATACTCAGCCTGTGGAGACTCAACCAATACAAGCTCCTCCTCCACCAGATCCCTTTAAAGATTACGTTCCGAGAAACATATTAGGCACATCATTTGATCCAAAGGATGTAAGCTATCAAAAACAACAGGTTGCTGATGCTAGGGCAAGAATGACTCCTGGTGCAAACATACAAGGTGGTGGATATTTAACGTATGACAATCCACTGCTTGGTAATAAACAAACACAGTTTGGTGGTTATGGACAACCAATGCCTACAGCGCCATTAATGAACTACGCTGGGCTGGCTTCGCCAACAACCTATTCAAAGCCACCGCCTGATCCAGATAAAGAAATCATTAGGTAAATGGATGCAGTTTCCTTAGCTTCTTACATCAATAAGAAGTTTAAACAATACGAAAAAGGGCATATGGAGTATCTTGCCTCTGGTGGCGTAAAAGATATGGAGGAATACAAATTCGTTATGGGTGAGTTATCGATGCTTCGCACCCTACGAGAAGACTTGAGAGAAGCATTGCATATTGAAGGAGATATCGATGAGTGAACCCCAAGTGGACACTATCGCAACACCGTCTATAGCAGACGCATATGTGAGCGAAGAAAACAGGGTCTTAGACCCAGCCGTGTTAGATAAATCATTAATTGAAAGAATGCCAGAACCCTCTGGGTGGAGACTCTTAGTCTTGCCTTACAAGGGTAAAGGAGTAACAGATGGCGGTATCCAGCTTCTTGAATCTACTGTAGATAAAGAGAATTTGGCTACATCTGTGTGTTTAGTCCTTAAGGTAGGCCCGTTGGCTTATCAGGATGATTCCAAGTTTGGTGGCATTCCATGGTGCAAGGAGAAAGACTGGGTTCTTATTGGAAGATACTCAGGCGCTCGATTTGCTTTAGAAGATGATCATGAGGTTCGCATCATTAATGATGATGAGGTGATTGGTACGATTCTTGACCCCGATGATATTAAATCTGCATAGGTGAAAAAATGGCTGAAGAAACACTGACCGAAGCTTTATCAAAGCTAGATGACGATAACGTAGAAAAAGCTGCGCTTCCACAAGAGAGAAGAGTTGAGGAAGACGTTCAGGAAGAATCAACTTTTGTTGAGCTCTCTGAAGAAGAAGCTGATTCTATTTCCCCGATTACTAATGACTCTGTTAAAGAAGACTTTGAGACTCCAGCCGAAGAAGAGGCTGGTGGAGAAGAGATTTCTGATACTGAAAAACGTACTAGGGGCGCTCAAAAAAGAATTAACAAAGCGGTAGCTCAAGCTAAAGAGTATCAGCGTAGAGAGTTGCAGGCTTTGCAGTACGCAAAAGAACTGCAAGATAAAAACAATCAACTCTCTGGACAGCTGCTCCAATCTCAAACTCAATCAACTGAACAGAACATGAAGCTTCAGGAAGGTTATAAAGATGAGTTTGAAAACAGAGTTGAGACTCAAGCTAATGCTGCCAAGAAAGCATTAAAGACTGCTTATGAATCTGGCGATGCCGATACCATGGCTGAAGCACAACAGATGTTGGCCCAGGCTGAAGCGGATCGGAGTGCATTGAATCGATACAAACAAGAGTATGATGACTACAAAGTCCAGTATAAAAACTGGTCAGAAGAGCAACAAGCTCAAAGAGAATATGAGTTATCAGCACCTCAACAACAAATCCAACAAGAGCCTGTGTACCAGGAGCCTTCTGTTAAGTCTCAAGAGTGGGCAGAGGAAAACGAATGGTTTGGAACAGACAAAGTTATGACTAATGTTGCATTTGCAATTCATGAGGATTTAGTATCTAAGGGAATTGACTCTGAATCTGATGAATACTATAGTCAAATCGATAACCTTATGAGGCAGGAATTGCCGCATAAGTTTGCTAACGCAGGAAACAGCCAGCCCGTCCAGACGGTGGTTTCCGGTACGCGCACGACAGGAACTGGACGCAATCAAAATAATCGTAGGATTGAATTGAGTCCGAGCGAACAGCAATTAGCTAGAAAGCTTGGAGTACCATTCAAGGAATACGCAAAACAGAAAATGAGGTTACAAAGATCATGAGCGAAGAAACAAGTAAGGGTTCAAACAGAACATCAAGAGATGCTTCTTCACGGTCTACTAAGGCTGCAAGAAAACCATGGTCACCGCCTCAAGTGCTGGAAACTCCCGATGCTCCTCCTGGGATGAAATACAGGTGGATAAGGACTCACATCAGAGGAGAGGATGACAAGACCAATGTCCACATGCGCCTTCGAGAAGGATTTGAGCCGGTGAAGCCTGAAGAAGTTCAAGGCTATGACCTGCCAACCATCGATGATGGCAAGCATGCAGGAACAGTTGGTGTTGGTGGTTTGATCCTTTGTAAGATCCCATTGGAAACAGCAGATGAGAGGAACGCTCATTTTGAACGTCAAACAGAACAACAGATGCATGCTGTTGATAATGATTTGATGAGAGAAGAAAACCCTGCAATGCCTATCTCTAGGGATAGAAAAACGCAGGTTTCTTTTGGTAGAGGCAACAAATAGTAGCCTTATTTTGATTGTGTTTTAAAAGGAGATACGAACATGGCGAATCAAGACGCTGCGTTTGGCATGCGTCCAGCCAGAATGGTAGGGGGAGCACCCTACACTGGAGGACAAAGCCGATATCGCATAGCGAACGCTTACAATACAAACATATTCCAAGGGGATATGGTTGCGCAGGTTACCGGCGGTGGCATAGCGGTTCACGCTGATGCAGGTACTGTGCCTATCGTTGGAGTTTTCAACGGATGCACATACACTGACCCAACAACCAGCAAACAGGTTTTTAGTAATTACTTCCCAGCAGATACTGCGGCAGATGACATTATGGCCTTTGTCATTGACGATCCTATGGTTGTCTTTGAGATTCAAGCCAATGCTGCTTTCCCAGTAGCTGATTTGTTTGGAAACTTTGACATTGTTTATACGTCAGCTGGAAGTACGGTTACAGGAATCTCAGGCGCTGAACTGCAAGTAACCGATGGTGGAACAGCCACCACGCTTTCAGTTAAGGCAATAGATATTTCTACTGACCCTGAAAACTCAGACGTAGCGACAGCAAACACTAACGTGCTTGTTGTTATCCAAAACCATATATTCGGCGTGAAAGGCGCTGGACTAGCATAGGAGGCTAACTAATGGCTATTTCAAGAGCACAATTAGCCAAAGAGCTAGAGCCTGGACTCAACGCTTTATTTGGCATGGAATACGCTCGTTATGAAAACGAGCATGCCGAGATCTTTGAAACCGAATCTTCAGACCGAGCGTTTGAAGAAGAGGTCTTGATCGTAGGCTTTGGTAATGCAACCGTTAAAACAGAAGGTCAGGGTGTTGAGTATGATCAAGCCTCTGAAGGTTTTACGGCGCGTTACACGCATGAAACTGTTGCGCTAGGTTTTGCGTTAACTGAAGAAGCTGTAGAAGATAATTTGTATGACCGCCTTGGCGCTCGTTATACAAAGGCTCTTGCTCGCAGCATGGCCCACACCAAGCAGGTTAAAGCTGCTAACGTATTAAACAATGCGTTTAGCTCTAGCTTTACTGGCGGTGACGGCGTTTCTTTGATTAACACTGCGCACACGCTTGCTGGCGGCGGCACATTTGCTAACCGTGCAACGACGATGGCTGACTTAAATGAGACATCGTTGGAAAATGCATTGATTAGCATTAGCACTTTTGTTGATGACAGAAACATGATCTTGGCCCTTCAGGGAACCAAGCTGATTGTTCCTCCTCAACTTCAGTTCATTGCTGATCGTCTGCTAGAAACCCCTGGACGGGTTAGTACTGCGGATAATGACATCAATGCAATCAGGAACATGGGACTGTTACCGCAAGGTTACTCAGTCAACCATTTCTTGACTGACACTGATGCGTTCTTCCTGTTGACTGACGTTCCAGATGGGTTCAAGCATTTTGAAAGAACCCCGATTTCAACTTCTATGGAAGGTGACTTCGACACAGGAAACGTGAGATACAAAGCTAGAGAGAGATACTCTTTCGGCTTCAGTAACCCACGCTGCGTGTTTGGTTCTCAAGGAGCGTAATTGTTTCACATGAAACAGTAGACAAGGGGCCAATCGGCCCCTTTCTTTTTTATAGTCGTTAATATAAGATCTTTTTACTAGGTACATATTTTTCCTATCGACTGCCCTAGCAGACAAAGCCAAAGACGATAGGATCATTTTTTCTGGAGAAAAAAGACATGGCATCTACTTCATTTACCGGAATTGTTCGGTCAAAAAACGGATACACAACTTACAGAACTGATTCAACTGGAACAGAAACCACCTACGGTACTAGAGAAGGTGGGGTTTATGCTCTTGGTGCAGTTACTGGTTCAAGCACTGTGCTTGGCGCAGCCCCTACTGATGTTATTTTTGGTAAGGGATCAAACCCTGACCACATCATCAACCCGTACACCAGCGGAACAACGTCTATAACAGACCCGCTTGGTAATGACATTCCATTAGGAACTCCTCTTTACTACGGTGAAAGGATCTTTAGGTATGGAAAGAACGGTGGAGTTGCTTTAACAGCAGGTAAGCTTGTACAGAACTATGTGGCTACCAAAGCAGATCACCAGGACTTAGCGCCTACTGCTGGCGTTGCTGCTGGTGAATACGCTATTTCTGTAGAAACAGCGGGTACTGACCTTACGCTAAATGAATATGCTGGTGGGTTTTTGTATGTAAATGATGCAGCTGGCGAAGGTCAGATAATGAAAATTGCATCCAACCCTGCTCATGATCACAGTGCAGATCCATCTGTTGTCATAACAACTCACGATGCTCTAGCAACTGCTATTACAACATCATCTAAAGTCTCTCTTGTGAAAGATCTTTGGTCTGGTCTTGTTGTTGCTCCTGCTGCTGAAACAGGCGCAGTGATGGGTGTTCCGATTGTAGACATGGACGCAGATGCTTATGGATGGTTCCAGACTTATGGGCCATCAGCAGTATTGACTGAAGGAACAGTAGTTCTAGGACACAATGTTATGCGCTCCGATACAACGGCAGGTGCAGTTGAGCCGTCTTCTGGATCCACTTTAGACATTGTAGGAACGGTAATGCTTGTGGATGTAACAACTGATTATTCATTGATTAAGTTAAACATCTGATTTTGGGAGAACCACATGGCGATGTCTGATGTAATTGCGGTCACTATGACCGCAGATACGCAAGCTTTAGATGCTGATGGAATATCTACAGCAGCCGCAGTTGGTAATAACGCAGCACTTACAATAGGTGGTGCGTTAGCTTCCGGTGGGTCTTGCACTTTTGACGCGGGAAGAATAGTTACTATTCTTTCTGCTGGTGATGATTCTGCTAAATCATTCACGGTAGTTGGTACGGATGTAAATAGTAATGCGCAAACAGAATCTATTACAGGGGCTAATGCTGGAACAGCAACAGGAAGTAGTTATTTTAAAACAATAACGTCTATAACTGCTGTTGGTAACCCTGCTGGCAATGTGTCTGCTGGAGTTAATGCTTCAGTGGCAGATGTTGTTTTTGCAGGCAGATCCAGAATGAAAGGAGCTTTTCTGACAAGCACAGCTACTGCTGGGAATGTTGATTTTTTAACCACATCTCCTACTGGAACTAGCTTGATGAAGATCAGTTCTGTTGCTTCTGCTACCGCTACCAGGGATGTTGTTATACCTGAGAATGGCGTGTTGTTTGTGTCTGGAATATACATTCAATACACAGCTTCAACCTTTTTAACCTTAACGGTATTTCATGCGTAATGGCTACTTCTGGAAGTAGAGATTTTGAACCAGATGTTGCGGAATATATTGAAGAAGCATTTGAACGATGTGGTCTTGAATACCGCACTGGATATGATGGCGTAACTGCTAGGAGATCTCTTAATCTTTTGTTTGCTGACTGGGCTAATAGAGGATTAAACCAGTGGACCATCTCTAATACAGCAACAACCTTGTCTAAATCAGATCAGCATATTGATCTGTCAACGTCAACAATCGATGTATTAGATGTCCTAGTAAGAAGGACTGATGGTGGACAAACGACTGATATACAAATGAACCAGGTTGGTCGATCGGAGTATTGGAATATTCCAAGTAAAGATACTGAAGCCAGACCAACCCAATGGTTCCTCGATAAACAAATAACGCCTAGACTTTACATCTGGCCAGCTTCTGAAAATTCGACAGATCAATTAATCATTAATCGTCTTGTCAGAATTGAAGACGGAGATGCTGGTGTAAATACTTTAGACATGCCGTTTCGTTTCTACCCTTGCTTGGCTGCTGGACTTTCTTATTACATTGCGTTAAAGAAAGCTCCAGATAGAGTCACTATGCTTAAAGGTTTTTATGAAGAAGAATTTGCTAGAGCCGCAGATCAGGATCAAAGCAGAGCATCACTTACAATCTCGCCTGGTCTTAGATCTAGGATAGCATAATGGCTTATGCTTCAGGCAAACACTCGCTTGCCATATGTGATCGATGCGGGTTTAGATATAAATACACTGCATTAAAAAAAGAATGGACTGGGTTTTTTGTTTGTTCTGAGTGTTACGAACCTAAAGCACCGCAGCTTGAACCAGTTCCTCATGTTGCTGATGCTGAAGCATTAAGGAACCCAAGACCTTCTGCTAATTTTACAGCAGGGACTGGGGTGGTAAGAACAATAGATCCCAATGCAATGATCACCTCAACTGGCGATTCGATTGGGTCTGAGTTTGTTGGTATAAAAGGGACTGGTGAAATTGGTACAGTAACGGTGGGAACCACATGAGTTTTACTTACGCAACTTTAAAAACTGCAATACAAAATTATTGCGAAACATCAGAAACAACATTTGATGCAAACTTACCAGTCTTTATTAAAGAAGCTGAAGAAAGAATATTAAAAAACGTAGACATGCCTGTGTTCAGGAAAAACGTCACAGGAAGCGCATCAACTGGTAATACTTATCTTGAAAGCCCTAGTGATTTTCTAGCGCCTTATAGTTTGGCTGTTATATCTAGTAGTGTTTACAGTTATCTTTTATTAAAGCATGTTTCTTTTATTAGAGACTACACACCTAATTCGTCAACCACTGGATTACCCAAGTATTATGCTTTGTTTGACGATACTACCTTTTTGCTTGGGCCTACCCCAGACGCAGACTATACGTTTGAATTGCATTATAAATTCCGTCCTGCATCATTAACAGTTGGGGCAGAAAGCGGGACAACCTGGCTGTCTGATAATGCACCAGACGCTTTGCTTTATGGATCATTGGTAGAAGCTTCTACTTTTTTAAAGGTTCAAGAAGAGTCAGCGCAATACGAACAAAGATTTAAAGAAGCGGTTGGCGCATTGGCTAGATTTGGTGAAGGTTATGGCGTAAGAGATGAATACAGAGATGATATTAGAGGCGCGGTTCAATAATGTTTAAATTAGCAGTCGAATCAAACATAGGGGATGTTGTTGTAAAAACAACTAAAAATAGAGGACTAGCTCCAGAAGAACTCGCTGAACGTGCTGTAGAGCAAATAGTCAGCGTGTCTTCTTCAGTAGACCCTGTGGTCAGGCAACAAGCAGAAGCATTTAAAAATCGCATTTATCATGTTGTTTTAGGTATTATTAAACAAGCAATAAAAAGCGACAGAACAACGCTTCACAATGAGTTTATTCAGCAAGGCCATCCAGAAATTGCTGACATATTAAGGAGACTATAATGGCGATCACAACAGCGATGGCAACCTCATTTAAATCTGAGTTGCTCCAGGGGATTCATAATTTCCATAATGGTTCTGGTGGCGGCACTACGACTACTACAGGAACAGGCAATACGTTTAAGATTGCTTTGTATACCAGTAGCGCGACTTTAGCCGCATCAACTACAGCGTATGCAACAACTAATGAAGTATCAGCAACTGGCACTAATTACACAGCAGGTGGTAACACGCTGACTAATGTAGATCCAAGCACATCAGGAACTACAGCACTTACAGACTTTGCAGACACCACTTGGTCTACGGCATCATTAACGGCGAGAGGCGCATTAATTTATAACTCCTCTACGACAGCAGGATCAGCAAACAGAGCGGTTTGTTCATTAGATTTTGGCGCTGATAAGACATCAACAAGTGGTGACTTTACTGTGCAATTCCCTGCGGCTGATGCATCTAACGCGATTATTCGTATCGCATAGGACATAACGTGTGGCAATCATTAATGGATGGGGCAGAGGTACTTGGGGCCAAAATGCGTGGAATGAGGACATTAACCCTGTCACAGTTACCGGCGTTGCAGGAACTAGTGCTGTTGGTTCCGTTACGGTTGCGGCGGCAGCAGATGTCGATGTCACAGGCTTGGCGGGAACGTCAGCGGTCGGATCAGTCTCCGTTGTTGCAGAAGCTAATGTCACACCTACAGGCGTTGCAGGAACGGCTACGCTTGGTAGCATTTCGCTTGTTACAAACAATAACCTTCCGGTTACACTATCCGCAGCCACGGCTTCGGTTGGCACAGTTTCCGCGTCTGCCAATGCAGACGTTAGCGTTACTGGTGTTTTTGGTACTGGAAAGACTGGTGAAGAGGTTGTTTGGGGTCTTGTGGACACAAGTCAAACAGCAAACTGGGCGGCTGTTAGTAACAGTCAAACACCGAATTGGGAAGAGGTAGCATAAGATGGCTAGTACATATGTAAACGACCTTCGTTTAAATGAGATGGCGACCGGAGATGGTGCGGGAACCTGGGGAACCACCACAAACACAAATTTAGAACTGATCGCTGAAAAGTTTGGAACAGGGTCTGAAGCTCTTTCTGATGCCTCCACAGCAACCATTACAATGGCAGATGGAGCTTCGGACGCTTTTCGTTC